TCCTTGATTACCCTGAGCGCCGGTAGTACCTTGTACTCCCTGTGGTCCTTGGTTGCCTTGAAAACCTTGTATTCCTTGTGGTCCTTGATTGCCTTGTGGGCCCTGATTACCTTGTGGTCCTTGTCTTCCCTGAAAACCTTGTGTACCTACTGTACCTTGTATCCCCTGCGGTCCTTGGTTGCCCTGTGGTCCTGTGAGAGATAAATTAGATCTATATACAACATTTCCTTGATTATTTACTAATAATATATTAGTTTCGGATGTACCTAGTGGAACTTTGGTTAATTTCAAACTTCCAGAAAAAGAACCTGTGTAATTAAATATACTTCCTGATATTATATCCTCTAAAGGTCGTGCTATTGATCTGTTTCCTACACCATAAAAAATTTGACCATTTAACAGGTTTGGTGTCGCATTTGCTCTACCTGCACCTAATACCACACCTCCCCCATTAGTAGGGTGTACTTTAGTTACAATACCTAAATTCTGTATTAGATTTGATCCAGTTGGAGGTACATTAGTGTATCCACCACTAGATCCAACATATATGACTTCTCCATTTTGGAAAGCAGATGTATTTACTTCTGTTATTAATCCGGATATTATACCGAGACCCTCCGCTCCAGCTGTTAATGTTTGAGCTAATATAAAAGTAGCGGGCATTGTAGAAGCTACGGAAGCACTTGCAGCAATAACCCCCACAATATTACCTGATGTTCCGGACCCAGTTGCATGTACCGGAGTTCCTTTGTAAAGAGTATATCCAGATACATTCTTTACATTTTCTACGATAGTGTCTAAATTACCAAAGAAAAGATTACCGGCTCCATCTGTTTCGATAACTTGACCGGCAATACCATCTATTGCAGGATAATTTAATCCACTTGCAGTTAATTCAGATAAAACATTTAATCTATTTACAATTAAATTAGATCCTGTAATATAACCAACTTGAGAGAAGTCAACATAAGAACCAGAAACCAACAAAGAACCAGATATTACGGCGCTTCCAGAAAAGGGAAAACCTACCCCACCACCAGAATTTAGAGCGTATGATGCGGTTATTGCATAAGATGAGGATATTAAGTTATATAACCTAGACCCGTCTCCATCGAAAGACCCAGAATAATACCCTGATCCAGAAATAATAGTAGGCCTGTAAATTAACATGATTAACCTTTATTATAAATATTGCATAATGTACTAATTAAAAAGCCCCGCCAAATTTTTTAGCGGGGCGAAAAATCGAATAGTTTTCAATTACACTAAGTCTTGAATTTTTTGCTTGATTGCAAAGAACTTTGCCTGATTCCAAGCAAATACTTCATACAATTCTACTACAATGCCGAAGCCTTTAGTAACTGTATCAACTACTTTGTCTTGAGCTACGCCTGTACGCTTTGCAATTTCCGCATGTGCTTTTTTAGCTTCTTCCACACTCAAGTTTTTAAGTTGGTTGATTGCCATAGGAGCATCGGAAACAATCTCTTGAACTTTAAAGAATTCAGGAGTCAACGCAATAAGGTCAGGAATTACTTGAAATCCATCAGCAAATACGTTTTTTACATTTTTTCCTAAATCAATTACGTCGCAGATAGTGTCTACTACTTCGTCGTAACCTAGATCATCAAAATTTGCCATTTTATTAATTTTAAAGAGTTAATTAATAATAGATATTACGGTATCTTCAAAATATATGCCATTTTATGTTAAATTAATTGTAACAAATATCATTTTCTAATTTACCTAGTATCTTAAAAACTTTTTTGTATTTATATCCGGTTACTATATCTAGTGTTTTTACCTTATCTAATTCAGAATCAGGTATTTTCGTATATATGTATCCATCTAAAAAGCAATAATTGTAAACGTAAGTATGTATATCTTCTTCAGTATTGGAAAAGATCAATAGGATGTCATCATTTATTAAAACCTCTACTTGTACGTCATCGTCAGGATGCAAGGGATTGCCTTCATCGTCCATTTCATTCATTTCCTCGTCAGAATAAGAAAAAGCATCAAAAGAATCCTCATTGCCGTCCAAAAAGGAAAAAAAGTCATCCATTTCTTTAGAATCTTCTATCGTGTTACCAAAAATGTCAAAATTATTGGAATCAGCAGAAAATATCATGTTAAATGTCTCCCTATTCAAATCAAAGTTATCGTCGGGATTTTTTAATAAGATATTGTTGTATAAAAACAATACTCTATCATGCTCCGACATGAAAGATAATGTGTCATTCAATCTTTTCTTTAAATTCATCCTGTAGCATTTGTTTTAACTTATCTAACAAATCTTCTACATCATTGTTTTCATCTACATCTAAATCTATCATGTAAGGTACTAAGGCATTTCCCTTATTGTCAAAAACATCCTTATTTGCATAAATGTAGAATTGACATTTTATAGATGGACATAATGTAATTTCGGCTCTAACTTCTCCCTCATCTCCTCCTATGGGTATTAAATTTTCTTTCTCTTTAAAATGTACTGTAAGTGATTTTATTTTAAAGAATGCTTCCGGGAATATCTTCTTTAGATATACCATGTGTCCCATGTGTTCAAAATCAGATAATGCTTTTATCATTGTTGTCATAATGTATAATGTGTTTTAATTTATAATCAATTATCAATAAATGTATGTTACATGTTCTACTATAAATAGATTTTACATGTATTTTTCATGTTTTTTTTAATTTTTTTATTTTACTGGGGGGCATGATTTCTATTTTGAGATACCCTCCAAAAAATCTACATGTTAATAAAATGTTAAAATTTCATGATTATACATCAATAGTCAACTTTTGTCAAAAAAATTATGTTAACATGCACCATGTCTAAATGTATAATCATGTTTAATGCTCATTAATATCTTTAAAACAAAATGAAAAACATCAATAACATGTGAATCTAACATAATTATATATGTAATTGTTTTCTTTATATTACATAGCATTCATGTAAAAACATGTAGATAATAAAAAAATGCAAAAAAAGTTGATTATATAAAAAAATTGACTACCTTTGTAAAAAAAATAACATGATCAAAGACATTAAAACACAAAAAAGAATATCATATCTTCTTTTGACCTGCGCTATTTTCCTAGCTTCCGTCGTAGGTTTTTTCTCTGTAAAAGGATTATCTCAAGTTTTCGCCGGAGCAGGAATGGCCATCATTCTTTTAGGTGCCGGGATAGAAGTATCAAAACTTGTCATCGCATCATTCCTCCATAGATACTGGGATAAACTAACTTTCGGGTATAAAGTGGGGGGATTAATTTTCTTATTCCTTGTCATCTTTGTAACATCTTCCGGGGTCTATGGCATTCTTTCTCAAGCATATACCGAGAATAAAAATAAGCTCATGGCATCTAAATCGGAAGTTGCATTGATTGAAGAGAAAAAGAAATTCTTCATAGACAAAAAGAATGATTTGCAAAGTGAGTATAAGCAAATTATTTCTGACATTACTCAAACAAGATTACAAAGAAATACAACATCTTCTGGAATGATGAGCGATTCAAAAGATGTTTACACAGATAGTAGAGGAAGAACATCATCAAGATCAAATGCATCTACTAGAAAAGATTATTTACAACAAGTAGAAGGTCTTAACTCTGACATTGGAAAAATGGAAAGCAGAAGGGATGGAGTATATGTGGACATCACAAATATTTCGGATTCTATTTTTTATTATGAAACAAAGATTATAGCTATAAAATCAAGTAACGATGTAGCTGTAGAACTTGGACCTCTCATTTATCTTTCTGAAGTTACTAATACAAGTTTAGATAAGGTACTATTTTGGTTTTTAATGGTTATTGTATTCTTAGCAGACCCATTGGCTATTGCATTATTAACTGCTTATCACTATACTCAAAAAGTAATCATAGAAGAAAATGAAAAAGATTCTGATAATATTGAAAAGAATCCTATTCCAGAAACGCCGAAAGAGAGAAGCCCTTTAGCAGAATTTTACTCGGATGATTTAACGGAGGAGGATACAAGATATATTCAAGATTTTAATGAGAAGGTAAAATTTACTAGTTCTTTTGCAGAATTTACTAGCTCTTTTGCAGAATTTACTAGCTCTTTTGGAGAACCTCTAGTTGGTTCAAGAGTACCTACAAACTCAAATAATTTACAAGGTGATTTTTCATTGTCAATGGCTCTATCAAAACCGAAAAGAAGAGGGAGACCTACAGGAAGTAAGAATAAACCAAAAAATAACAGTATAGAATCCACTAATGAATTTGCAGATATGACTATTGTAAAAGGATCTTTTAATGAGGTTAAGGAAGATTCTGACGCAGCAATTGCAGAACAAGTAATACTTCAAGAAATAGTTACCGGAAGTTTTGACAGTTTCGTTCAAGAAGAGATAGAACCAGAAGTAATAGAAGAAGTTGAATCAGAAGTAATAGAAGAAGTTGAATCAGATGTAATAGAAGATATTACTTTTGAGCCTATAGACGAAGATTACGATATTTCTTCAGGTGAGCAAGAAGAAGAAATTATAATACCTGCTTCTAAAAATCAAGTAAAAAGTAGAAATTATAGAGAGCCTAAGACTGATGTAAAAAAAAACTCTCTGAATCGGAATTAAGGAATATGTCACCAGCTCAAATAAAAGAGTGGTACAAAATAAACAAAAATACTAAATAAATTGTTACACCAAAAAAAGTTTTTATGAAATCACAAGAGTTGTTTAAAGAATTTACAGATTTATTAGAGTTACGCGTAGCTAGCGAAAGAAAAGAAAAGTTTTTAAAGTTACTATCAGACTATGAGACTACATTACAAAAAGCTCCGGCTTCTATGTTTTTAGACAATAATTATTGTTATGAAGGAGGTCTACTACAGTTTGCAATTAACACCTACAATTTCGGATTAGGCCTTTGTAAATTATATAAGTCCACCGACATTGCCTTAGATTTTAATTTAGAAGAGTTTACAGTAGCCGCATTATTTAATTCCATTGGACTATGTGGTGTAGATGAAGATCCTTTCTTTGTAGAGGAAACCTCTGACTGGCATAGGAAAAATTTAAATAGAGGATATAAGTTTAATGACGTAGCTAAGTTTTTAGTAGCTTCTGATAAGTCTTTATATTTGTTGCAGAAATATGTGACTTTATCATACAATGAATATGTTGCAATAAAAATTCAAGCGGGGCTATACGACGATTCAGCATCCAAATATTTACAAATACCAGAGACCAAAAAAGTAACTTTAGGTTCTATCATTATGGCATCTACAGACGCAGCAAGACAAATGGTTTCTTCATAAAAAACAAAACATGCTAATAATATCAATAATAATAAACGTAATACTTTTATACATAGCCATAGTAAATTTCTCTAAAAATGAAAAATTACTTATAGAATCAGAGAAATACTTAAATGAGTTAGAAAAAGAAAATGATAATTACTTTAATATAATACTATCCATAAGATCAAGAGTAAGAGATTCACTAGACACAATGAGAACCCTAGATAGAATCGGAGCATTTGAATCAGATGATGAAGTTGGAATAGTATTTAAACAGTTAAGTCACACGATAGAGGAACTAGATTTACTTTTTACAGCGGATAAGAAGTAGTAACACAAAAAAGTCATCTTTTAAGGTGGCTTTTTTTTATTGGATATAATATGAAAAAATTAAAGAAAAAAATGTACTTTGATGATACGGTACAAAATTCAATAGTAGAATATAATAAACTTACGTCACAAAAAGAAAAAAATATATTATACGAATTAAATATATATCCTGCATTTTGTAAACTCGCAGAAAATTTAATAAATATGGGTAAATATATGTACATTGATTTACCGTATGAGGATTTACATTGTCAAGTAGTTTCCATGCTGACTATAAAAATGCATAGATATAATGAAGAACGAGCTAAAGCATATTCTTTTTTTACCCGGATTGCTATAAATTATCTTATCATGGAAAATAAGAAAGGATATAAAAATAGAGTAGGAGAAGCAGAGTTATGGGAAATAGATGAAGAGAGAGATATAATAAACGAGGTAGTCACTAAACATTATAAAGATTCTTTGGATGACTTTATGAATTTATGGACGGGAGAATTATATGAAAAATTAAGATGCACATTTAAAAATAATTTAGATAAAGCGATAGCAGATTCGATTATTGACATTTTTAAGCATCGCAAATCTTTATATGCATTTAATAAGAAAGCATTATATGTATTAATAAGAGAAAGATCTAATATTCCCATGACAAATACGAACAGAATCACTAAGATAGTAAAAATATTTAAAGATGATTTTGATTTTCAATTTAATAAATACATGAAAAAATAATATGGAAGATATAAAATTATTTGATGATTTTAGCATGTCAAATCTTCTAAAAGAGATTTATGGCAATTCTAAAAAAAGATCAAAAGAATTAGATAAAACATTAAAAGGATTAGACGGAGTTGTACAAAGTGTAAATGACGCAGTAGTTATCCTACCGGTAGTTAAAGAATTTTTTGATGTAATGGTTAAAAATGATGACCAACTTATAAAAATGGCAGCTATTGTACAAAGAATGTATAGTAAAGCAGCATCTATTTCAAGTGGTGATTTTAACTTGACTGAAGAAGAAAAAGAAATGCTACTTCAAGAATTATCTCAAGAAACACAGAAAGAACTGAATGAATTAAAGATGCTACAAAAAGCTGAGGGGGATTTATTAGATGAATTTAAAGACATAGATAAACAACTAGAAGATGGGCTATTTAGTATCGGCGGAAGTGATAGAGACCTATAAGGCGTATGGTAAAAATCAAAAAGATGATAAAGGTAGAACACTTCCGTTAGGCTCTGTAAAAATTAAATTACATCCAAATTCATTAATAGGAAATGTTAGGGCTCACTATGCTAGACCTTTATTCACTAACTTTAGAAATGTACCTTTAAGAGGAGAACATGTAGTTGTTTTTGAGCTTACCGGGTATGATGGTACAGATGCCCCAAATTTAGATAAAGTATTATACTATATTCCATTACCGATTAATACAACTAATGATTCGGTAATAAATCAGATACCTCACGTATCTAATAGATCTAAAACGTCTGACAATAAACCGGCACCTCCTTTTGTTACTCCCGGAAATACTTTCCCAAAGAGACCTTATACGGCTAATTTTATACAACCTTTTGAAGGAGATACTACTTTTACTGGTAGAGGTGGTTCTTCTCTAAGGCTAGGTATTGGGTCTGGTCCCCATCCACAGCATGAGAAACAGCCTACATGGAAATCTGGAAAAGCTGGAAATCCAATAACTATAGTGGCTAATAAACCTATAGGACCAAACAAACCATTACCAAATGAAATCAAAGATATACCGAGTAGAGAAATAAAAGATTCATTATCCTATGCTATAGAAGACGCAGCTAATGATTTCTCTACTACTTATTGGACTTCCGATCAATCTTTACCAAGATTTGTTTCGGTTAGAGCATGTCCCTCTCCTTTGTCTAGTATCCCAAGTTTTAATAGAGCTCAATCGGCTACAAATGCGGATAGAATAGTGATTCAAGCAAAGAAGGATAACATGATGCTAATTGCAAAAAAAATAATGTATTTATCCGCTTCAAAAATAAGACTTACTACTGATAAACATGATGTAGATTTTGACGACCTTGTAGATTTTGTTTTGGGATTATGGGAGAATTTAAAAAATGTAGCTAGTCCTGCTGGTATAACCACTGCTGCTGGACCTTCTTTAGCGTCTCCATGGCTACCTAGTATAATATCACTAAGACCAAGATATACAATAAATCCTACTAGAGGTGTTTGGGGTGGAGGATGTTCTCAAGGATTTCCACAACCTCCCGCATTACCCGCTAATTTTAAGTTAGGAACTGATGGATTATCTCGAGTAGCTCCTACAGGCTTTACAAATAGCATACCCGGAATGGATGGTAAAGCAGGAGGTTCTGTAACAGCTTCTCCCGATATGCCCGGAGGATCTGATTCTACTACAAATTCAATAGGTAATCCATCTGGTGACTTACCTAATTTTTCTATAGATGCTAACGTTTCTCTTCCTGAAGTAAAATTACCGGGAACTCCTGGAGGAGCTAGCAACCCTAACACATCTCCTACTCCCGAAGTTGGCGGCGAATCTACCGAACCCGATGGTACTCCGTCAAATACACCCGGTACACCTCAAGGCGAAGGAACCTCCTCACCTCCGGGTACTCCTGGCGGGCCGGGAGGACCTGATGGACCTGGTGGGCCTGGTGGACCTGGTGGGCCTGGTGGGCCTGGTGGGCCTGGTGGAGGAAATCCCTCAAGTACTCCCGGAGAACCAGGCGGACCCGGTGGTCAAAACGGACCCGGTGGTCCGGGATCACCCGGAACTCCTTTTAATCCGGATGAAGATTTAATAAACATACCAATAGATTATATATATCCGGATGGTAAATGTTATGGACATTTATTCAAGATAGTATCTATTTTAAAGAGTAAAAGAACTTTAGCAATAGTTTCTGACATTGTTTATTTAATATTAGTTATAAAAGAAAACTGTAAACCGGGGTGGTATATAGTAGGAGATAAATTTAAGTATAACACAGATATAGAAAAATTACTTTCAACTAATTTGTTTATACTAGAAGAATCTATGCTTGTAGAAAAAAAGATATTAGTTAATTCAGATTGTATAAGAAAAGAATTAGAAGTTACTTTATACGAAGATAATTACGCTCATTTATCTCATGAATTAGTGGATTTAAATAAAATAGTAGAAGTTAATTTTTAAATTTATTAAGCAGTTTAAATATTTATTATAAACATGGACAAGAATTCTCTTATAAAATACTTAGTAAAAGAAATATCTCAAGAATTAAAGAAAGAGATAAAATCTATAATTAAAGAAGAATTTAATAATCTTAATAATAAAAATACAAGTAAGGTAGTAGAAAATACTTATGTTATAGAAAAAAACTCGGTTAAATCTAATAGCTCCTTAGATTCTCTCCTATCAGCAACAGCTCCTTTTAATAGCCTAGACATGGATTATGGTCCATCTGTAACTACTGAAAATACGAGTATATCTAATTATTCTTATAAAAATGAACCTTTAGTTGATATGGATGGAAAGGTTGTATTGCCTTCATCAGAAGGAGGTAATTTAATGAGTAAGTTACTTTCTAGAAATTATACACCTGTATTGAAAAAATCAGAAAAAATAAAATAATGGCTAGAATAATATATAAGGCATATCCACCTGATACTAAATTAGATAAAGCCGTCGGTATTTTATTGCCTTTTAATAGAAATACATTTGTTAAAAGTGCATTAGAGGCTTACAATAAAAAACCTTCAAGAGACGTAGGACCTTTTCAATTATCGTATACTACCGAAGATCAGGCAATTAGTAATTTGATAAATTTATTAATGACTAGAAAAAGCGAGCGGTATATGCAACCTAATTTTGGCACTATACTTAGAGATTTTGTTTTTGAACAAAATAGTTCGTTCAATAGAGGTTTTTTAGAGTCCTCATTAGAGGAAGATATAGGATTTTGGCTTCCGTACATAGTTCTTAAGGATTTAAGTGTAGGCATTGGAGGTAATCAAAACTATGGGTATTCAGAACAAGAAAATTCAGTTAACGTTAGAATAACATTTTCCGTTACAGAAAGAGGGGCCAATAGAGCAATAATAATCTATAATTCGGGTAATGATTTAGCCGCTGAAATATTATAAAAATGAGTAAAAGAAGTAATTTAATTAGTAAGGACGTAAAATATGTAAATAAAGATTTCGGAGAATTCAGACAATCTTTAATAGATTTTTCTAGAAATTACTTTCCTGATACATATAATGATTTTAACGAAGCATCTCCAGGTATGATGTTTATAGAACTAGCTTCTTATGTAGGAGATGTTCTATCATTTTACACCGATATTCAATTAAGAGAGTCTTTATTATCTACTGTACAAGAAAAGATTAATTTATACAATATTGCCAATTCTTTAGGATTTAAGCCATCCTTAATTACAGGAGCTTCAGTAGATTTAGATATATACCAGATAGTACCTTCTACAGGAAATGGACCTAATAATAAACCTGATTTTAAATATGCTTTATCTATAGATTCAAATTTAGTAGCTACAAGCGGGGAAAATGTCACATTTAGAACAATTGAATCTGTTGACTTTAGATATAGTTCCTCCTTAGACCCTACCGAAATATCTGTTTATTCTATTGATAATGCGGGAGAAGTGGAAAATTATTTATTTAGAAAAAAAGTAAAAGCAGTATCGGGAACTATTATATCAAGACAGTTTACTTTTGCATCTCCTAAACCTTACGATAAAATAACTTTACCAGAAACTAATGTTCTTGAAATACTAAGTATAATAGACTCAGATGGAAACCGATGGTATGAAGTACCTTATTTAGCCCAAGACACTATACCAATTCCGGTACAGAATTTACCACATAATGATCAAAATTTGTCTCAATACAGAGATTCTGCACCTTATTTACTAACCTATTTACAAACAGAAAGAAGGTTTGTAACTAGACTTAGACTAGATGATAGAACTGAAATACAATTTGGTGGCGGTGTTAGTAGTGAAGTTGATGAAGAAATTGTACCTAATCCTTTTAATGTAGGGTCCGGATTAAATTATTTTGAAAGAGTTGTTGATTTAAGTATATCTCCTGAAAATTTCTTATATACAAAAACTTACGGTTCGGCTCCCTCTAACACTACTCTTACAGTACAATATACTATTGGAGGTGGTATTCCGGATAACGTATCTGCAAACTCAATAACTACTATAACATCTATAAATATATTAACTCCTTTAGGCGCTTTAGACCCTACTCTATATAATGCATCGGTAGGGTCTCTTGTTATAAATAATCCAGAACCGGCTAGAGGAGGCATATCAGATAAGCAAATAGAGGTATTAAGAGAAGAGGCTATAAATCATTTTTCCGCACAGAATAGGGCAGTAACAAAAGATGATTACATGGTTAGATGTTACACTCTACCACCTAAATTTGGAGCAGTAGCTAAGGCTCACATTGAAAGAGATGCACAAACTAGGGCTTATGGAACTTTCGATTTTATTCCAAATCCATTATCTTTAAATTTGTATTTACTAGGATATGATAATAATAAAAATTTTACCCCTTTGAATATGGCGGTAAAAATGAATCTTAAGAATTATCTACTACAATACAGAATGTTAACGGACGCTATAAATATAAGGGATGCATTTATTATAAACATAGCCATAAGTTTTGAAATATTAACATCTGCTACATATAATTCAAATGAAGTTCTTCTACAATGCTTATCTAATCTTAGAGATTATTTCTCTAATGACAAAATGCAGATAGGTCAACCTATTTATATAAGTGAAGTTATGTGTTTGATTAAAGATGTACAAGGAGTGAAAAATATACTATCATTTGATATACATAATAAATACAAGGAAGATGAAGGATATTCTGGAAATTATTACGATATAGCCACGGCAACTAGAAATAATATTCTATATCCGGCATTAGATCCTTCAATTTTTGAAGTCAAGTATAAGAACAGAGACATATTAGGAAGAGTAGTAAATTTAACATAAAATGCAGTATTCAGTATATCCAACAAGAGATGCCACTATATATGAAGGAAAACCTAATTTAAATTCAGGTTTAGATTCAATAATAGAGTTAGAAAAGATATCTAACAATGTTGCAGATTCTAATGATGTTTACTATAATTATAATTATAACTCTAGGATATTACTTCAAATAGATTCTAATGAGATAAATAAATTAATTCAGAATGGAACTATAGGAAGGTCAAGCAAGTATTATTTAAATTTATTTTCCGCACAAGCTGATAAGTTGTCCTTATCTTATTCAATATATGCATATCCTGTTAGTGAATCTTGGAATCAAGGAAAAGGATATTATAATGCTTCTCCTCAAATTAAAGACGGAGTTTCTTGGACTTACAGGAATGGTTATTTTAATATGACAGGTAAACAATGGGCTTCCGGCTCCTTTGTTGCGGGAACTACCGGTTCATACGTAACACAAAAAGGAGGTGGTACTTGGTACTATCAAAGTGGATACGTTGCATCGCAATCTTTTGACCAGGAAAGTCCGGATGTAAGAATGGACATTACTAACATTGTTCATAAATGGATTTCAGGTTCTATTCCCAATAATGGCCTTATCATAAAAAGAAGTGATAATGATGAGAAAAGTTGCGATGTCATGGGATCCGTAAAATTTTTCAGCAGGGAAACTCATACTATATTCATTCCAAGATTAGACATTGTATGGAATGATGCAGACTTCTCAGGAACATCATCATTTGCTCAAGTACCAAACGAAGACTTCGTATTACATTTCAAAAATAAAAAAGCATCTTACTACCCAACAGATAAAACAAAGTTTAGATTCTTAGTAAGAGATAGAATCCCAGTTAAAACATATTCTACATCCTCAAATTACATTTCAAGTAAAAGATTACCAACATCTTCTTATTATGCAATACAAGATGAACAAACATCTATGTACGTTGTTCCATTTGATGATAGAAATGTAATAAGCTGTGACAATAAAGGAAATTATTTCAAAGTAAATTTTAATACATTTCTTCCAAATAGATATTATAAAGTTCTAATTAAAGTGAAGATGGATGGAGGAGACATTGAAAAAACAATTGATGATTCTATATATTTTAAAGTTAGCAAATAGTGGAAGAAAATAATAACATAAATATACATAGATTATCAGATCCAAATAATAGAAGATCAGGCCCTAACTTATCTATTGGAGAATATACCTATTTAAATGGAGACATCTATAAAGGTCAATATCATGTGGATGAGTATGGAAAATATATGTCTGGAAGATTTACTACAGAAGAATCTAAAGAGTTAATAAAAATTGGGGATGCATTAGATGTAAATAATAAATTAGAAATATCTCTTCCCGTCCCAAAAAATGAAATTAATACATCTAGTGAAAAGGACGACTATGTAAATTATAAGATTGTTAGAAGATATGAAGGAAATGTAGAAAAAGTCATATTTGGAACAATAAAAGAAAGAGTACCTGAAATAGAAGGACAAAATAAAAACAGATATTCCACCGAAGATATAAATAAAGCAAACAAGCCAAAATTAAAAGTAAATCTTAAGGGAATAAAATACGTGCCCATAAGTTATAAATTAAAAGGAACTACTTTGTCTGTAGATCCTGGATATTATTTTATTAGACCTGAAAAAGTTATTGTTTCTGACTTCATACTTTCTAAGGTAATTGACGCAAATTTTAATTATTTCATTGGAGTTAATAATCAAGCATTAACAGATATCTCGGTATGTCTTTTGCCTAATAACGAGACATTAGAAGTTATGATGTTTGAAAGAAATAAGACCTATAATGACGTAATATCTATTGAACGAGTAGATTTCTCCGAATTAGCTACTTATCCACTAGGAACCTTTGTCAAAATAGCTGAAGTTGGGGCAAGACCTTTAGAAGGATACACTTACTATTTTATAAACACTAATAATAACGGAAATTGTCTAGATTTATCATCTTCTTGGACACCCGCTGTTAGGAAAAAAGTAAGAAATATTATTGATCCTATGGTTCCGATTATTAATAATATACCTTCAACAATTATTAATAATATCCCACCTGAACCTTTTGTTATTATTGTTAGTGGATCGGAAGGAAGACCTGGAAAAGATGGTAAAGATGGATTGAATATAATTGGAGGAGGTGGAGTTGGAATACCTGGACCTGCTGGTAAAGACGGAAAAGACGGAAAAGATGGTAAAGATGGCAAGGATGGACCTACTGGACCTATTGGACCTATTGGACCTATTGGACCTGCCGGACCTGCGGGACCTGCGGGACAAAATGGTCAGCCCGGACAGAATGGAGCTAACGGAGTACCAGGACAAAATGGACAACCCGGAGGGTTAGGACCACAAGGACCTGCCGGACCAACCGGAGCATCTGGTACTAATTCTTTCTGCCCAGAATGCCCCAAAGATAATACAGAAGGTACCGGAGGTGGAACAGGCACAGGTGGTACTGATACCGGAGGTGGAACAGGCACAGGTGGTACTGATACCGGAGGTGGAACAGGTGGTACTGATACCGGAGGTGGAACAGGTGGTACTGATACCGGAGGTGGAACAGGTGGTACTGATACCGGAGGTGACCTAGGTGGAGGAACAGGAGGCACTAGCACAGGAGCTGGTAATAAATACTGGAGAATGATTCCTTGTAATTCAAGCACTATTCCAGGGTATATCTCCACACAACCTAAATCTAATCAAATTTATTATAGCTCTACAAAACGTCTTTTTTATTATTGGGATGAATTAGAACCAAATTTCTACCCTACCACACTAAACATAACAATACTTACCGATTTACTTGAAATAAAAGGAGTTACAAATTGTCCTGGTATAGGAGGAGGAACTCCTGGTGGTGGAACTCCTGGAGGTGGTGGTGGAGATACTAATAAAATAGTAATATACGAACTTGTATCTTGTACTGATGAAACCGATAAAATATATACTTCTTTAAGTATAGGTAGTATTAATCAAATCTGCACTTTATTTTTGAATAGTGGAAATAAGAGCTATCAGTATAGAGGTAATTCTGCTCTTGTAGATAGAAATCAAGCCCCTCCTTTGGTCACTGTTTCCATAGATTTAAATAATTTTAATTGCCCTACAATATTAGGTCCATCAGGAGGGGGAGGGCCTGGTGGGGGGCAAGACACTAGCTCTATAGATATAAGAGGTGGTACGCCTGGAAATACTATAGACTTTTTGAGTTATCAAAATATTAGTAATAATTCAGGTATTGATGATACAAGAGGTAGTGGCGGTAGTGGTACAGGTGGTGGTACAGGTGGTGATACAGGTGGTCGTCCTATGTTGCCATTCTTCCGAACTAATGGTCGACGTGATCCAGCCGGGGGTGGTTCAAGTGGTGGTAGTGGTAATCCTCCTTACGATCCATTTTCTCGAAAGAATAATTAAAATTAATTCAATAATCAGATATGATAGATAGATTCATAAATAAAGATAAAATAAAGGATTCGTCATCATTAATTGAAGGAGTATCATTTGATTATGAGCCATTCATGAGTCTAGACATATCAAAAGCAATAGTAGATGAGATAAAAAATCCATTCTCTATAGATTCTCATGTTTATAATACAAGTTATGATCTAGTTAAGTCAGCTTATAATGTAAAAAATGATTTTGATTCTACTTATGATGATATAAATTTTGACGTATGTAAATTATTTTTTGATTCAGAAATATTTGAGGGAACGTATAAAATTTGTTTTAATTTTCTTTACAACATTTTTGGAAATATAGATAATCAATATTTTTATATCCAAGAAATTAGTCCGGATGAGTTAGAATTAAAATTAGCTATAAGGCCTACCTATCTAAAAAATAACCCAGACGTAATAGAGAAATTAAAATTATTTAAAAATAAAGTTTCTTATTTAAGAACATTAGGATTCATTAATAATATTGTTTTAAATTTAGGAGAAAATAAAATTTACTCAATTATAAACATAAAAGTTGATTGCGATAATGAGTACGTTATTTACGTTAAGTTATTAAAACCCATAGAAAATTTAAAAACAGGAAATCTACTACATATATGCTATAAAGTAGCTGAAGATTATTTCGATTCATTTACTGTCACTTCTCCCGAAATCGTTAGCGAGCCTAGAACTTTAACACCTAATTATTCTATAAACACTCTGAGTGGTGAATCTACTAATTACAATACATGGAATAGTTTGCTTCCTTCAAAAGATGAAAACATTTATCATTATTGGGATACTTTATTAGATTCAAACTACGAAACTGCTAATACAATTATAAATAGAGTTATATCTTCTTCAGCTTCAGTTCCTTTAAATATAGATTACTCTGTGTTTTCTAATTTTGTATTTTATGGATCCGCACAAGAAAGATTAAAAAATTACAATTATAAACTCCAATTAATTGAATTTTACAATAGCCAAAGTAATGCAATAAAAATAAGTAATTCTTCAGGCAGTAACTTCGGTATTGCTGACCACAACAAAATAATAAAAAGAGCCTATCAAGTTAAAAATAGTTTTGATGAATTTGAGAATTATTTATATTACTCTTCGGGAAGTGTTTTTTCTTACGACATAACAGGTAGTATTACTCCTGCACCTAAATACATATCTCAAAATAAGTATTACAATTATCATATAACATCTTCCGCCTATAATTATTGGTATTCGTCATCTTTGTCTAAAGCAAGAAAATTTGATAGTACAAATTACAATACATTATACGAAGCAACTCCAGGTCATATTGTTAATGATTCAGACAACTCCGAATATTTTGTTTTTCTTGACATGATAGGTCAGCATTTCGATAATTTATATGCTTTCATTAAGGAATTAACATCCATTCACAGGAGAGATGAGCATCCTAAAAGGGGTATTCCTAATGAACTTCTTAAAACTTATGCAAAATCTTTAGGTTGGGAAGTAAATAATGGGTATCAACTTAGTAATCTTTGGTTATATAAGTTAGGTACAGATAATACAGGAAGTTTTTTAGAGACAGGTACTTTAGCCTCTCAAGCACATGAATATTTAACACATCAAATTTGGAGAAGAATAGTAAATAACATACCTACTCTTTTAAAAACAAAAGGTACAGAGCGAAGTCTAAAATCTTTGCTTTCAATATACGGTATTCCTCAAACATTAATTAGTATCAAGGAGTATGGTGGAGCAAGACCTCCTAAGTATAATCCTACTCATAAAAGTTATAGGTATCAATACTTGTTAAAATTCGATGGTAATCAATTCGTTAAAATTCCGTGGGGGCAATCTATATCTCCAAACGAAAATCAAGTATCAGCTCCTAGAGTTTCAGAATTTAGATTTAAAACAACTGAATCATCTAGCCTTAGTATGAGTCTATGGTCTATAGAGGATTCTAAAAATAGTAATAAAGTATATAATAATTTAGAATTAGTAAGTTACCGAGCCTTTTCAACTGCATCAAGGAGTGGTAGTTATGCTTACGGTTTTTTAAGATATAAGAGCGCACAAAGCACATCCAATTCAACATCTTCTTTCTCTATAAAAACAATTCAATCCCAGTATTATCCATTTTTTGATGGAGACGCTTGGAATGTTAGAATATATACGGATAGAAATATAACAGACACTAAAAAAACAGGATCTATACACATTGAGTGGAAAAAATCTAGTGGTAATTTTGAAAATTGGATTAGTTTTTCTGGTTCCATGATTGTTACTTCCTCTTCCGACATTTCATTCTCTTGGGGTTCTACTAGTTCGCTATCTACCCCACACAACATAATACTAGGAGGCTCTACGGGTAGCCAACACGCAGGAGTAAACTCTAGTAGATATAGAGGATTTTTACAAGCATATAAAGACTACAGCGACATATATTCAGAAAAAGTATTTGAGGAACATACACTAAACCCAGCGGCTTATCATGGTTCTTCATACACAGCATCTTTTGACACATTAAACAGGTTCTATCCAATGGGTGTAGATGCTCTTAGATACGATCATTCTACTTATAGATTCGTATCTTCCAGTCACCCTAACCGAATAAAATCACAATATACTACCGCTAGCTTCATAGGATTCTCCGGGTCTCAAGAAAATCAATATAAACCTTATTCAGAAATTTACTATAGTTACTCACCTTCTATAGGGGCAAGTGTTATAAAAAGTGATAAGATAAGAATAGAAGAATCTTTTTACACTAATCAATTATCTCCGGAAAAAAGAGTTCAGATAAATACTTTTGATACAGATCCCGTTGATTCAAATAAATTAGCTGTAGTATTTAGCCCAACAGATCAAGTAAACAGAGATATATCGAATCAATATGGAGGTATAGATTTAGATAATTTAATTGGAGACCCCTCTGATTTATATAGAGATGAGTATAATAATCTTAGAATAAATCGAGAAAATTATTGGAAAAAATATAAGGATAGAAACAATTACAACAAATACATAGAAATATTTTCACTTTATGATTATTCTATATTCGAGCAGATAAAACAATTAGTTCCCGCTAGATCAAATCTTATAGCAGGTATTTTATTAGAGGAAAATATATTAGAAAGGGCTAAAGTCGCAAGAAAAAACCCTTCTATGACTAACCCACAATATGAAAAAACAATCATAAAAACGGATAGTCAAGTCGGAG